CTAGTGTTACAGTGCCATAGGCATAAGCTAAAACAGGTGTTCTGTCAGTGACAATAGAGCTATTGCCTGTTTGATCTAATGTAAATCTTTCTAAAGTGTTGTCACCACCTGAATGACAATAAACAAAAAGCATCTGTGAAAAAGTAGCAAACCCTCTACTTATCTCAGACAAATATTTTTGAGTAGTTTTATAACCGCCTATTTTTCTTGGCAATCCTCTTTGAAAACGCACCCATTGTCCGTCCACATAGTTGTTGCCTTCAAACTTAGTGCCATCACGTTTGATTCCAGGATCAGATTTAAGGACGGTAGTTTGAACTGGCATTAAGGAAATACCCCACCATTAATGTTTCCACTTTGTGCAACGCCTAATGCTGACCAAGCTGCAGCTTGAGATGCTGATGTAAAAACACCTACACCTGTTGCAGAACCGCCTAGATTGATTAAGGCGTTTGGCGCAGTGGTTGCCCCTGTTCCACCTTGACCTATAGAAATCGGAAAAGAAACTGTACTTGTATCAGCATCTAAAACATCTGACCCATCACAATAATAAATGCCTCTTGTGTTTTGTCCAACTGGCTCACCTGTTTGCCCTGAAACTTTAACAGTTAAAACGTAACTACCTGTTGTTCTATTATCAATCCAATACTGTTGAACAGTAGCAGGAACAATAATGTTTCTTGCCCCAGTTAACGCACCAGTAAATCTGTATGCAACTCTATTAAGCTCTGTTCCTGAAAGCGTATAATCTCCACTTCCAGCAATGTCGATAACGGTATAATCAAAGGCAAACGTAGCCGATTGCCCAAAGCCAATGGTAAAGAAATTGAACCCATCGGTGGCTATAATGGCTGACTCTCCTGGTTGAAATGCCAAGGTGCTTGCACCGTCAATCGTGGTAGATCCTGGAGGTGTTGCTGTAATTGCACCAGAACCTGAGTTTCTTAAATATAAAAACCAGTTGTCTCCACCTACAGTTGGATCAGGCAAGGTGAAAGTAGCCTGTGCTCCCGTAAAGTTGAACATTTTTGCACGATCATCAACCCCACTTGTGTATGTATTATTTATTGTGGTAACAGGAACTGATTGACTCAATAATGTACCAACAGCCACTATACCTGTTCCAGCTAACGAGCTTGCATTTGCTGTAGAAGTTGTTGCTCCATATTGCAACAGTTCCCATGTTCCATTAGCTGTTGTGTTAACAGTAAGATAAATTTGCCATAGTTGCCCAGAGGCGATAGTTCCTACTTGTACGCCACCTGCATTTTTAACAGTAAAAGTGTGTGATCCTTTATTGTTAAAAAGTATTGTATTACCTGTTCCGCTTTTTTGTGCGTCAGGTAAAATAATACTAAACCCTGAACTTGCCTGTGTAACATCAATAATTCTAGTAGCTAGATTTACATTAGTTGACGTTTCTTCAGGCCAACTCAATGTTATGTCGGCAGTTAAATTTAAAGAACTATAACTAATTTCACTTGGATAAATGTTAGCACCGCCAAAAACATCTTGATAAATAGGCATTATGCTTCACTCCTTTGCGCTGAACGATCAAGTATTCTTCCTAAATCTTGACCGCTAAATGCTTGAGCACATCGATCATAAAGACCTTGCCACAACTGTACTCTTTCATCATTTTTCAAAAATGGCGTTGCCTCAAGTAAAGAAGCATACAACACTAACTCTGGTGCATATTCTGTGAGCCAATTGCTTTGCAGTGTTGGACCTAACAATGCTGGCTGTTCATAATATAATACCTCTAATGTACTAGCTGCATTTGGTGTTGGAGCAATCAACCAATTTGCATAATCATAATCAGCATAGAATTGAGGTGACGCTGTTTGAGCTTCATTAGGCCAGTAATTACGGAGATACTCATATGATCTCGTTTGTATTGGTGTTCCGTCTACCGTCATAGAAATCGTATCACGCCATCGATCTGGTTTTAAGTAAGTAGAAACTCCAATAGAAAGAGGTGTTGTTATGGCTCTAATAAAACCTTCAATCTTTAATTCACGAGCTATACGTCTTTCTGCCAACGTAATTAAACGTGGCAGTTGGTCAAAAACTATTTGATCACTAGCTTGGGTGAACCCACGCTCTAAATACCTGCGTATGTCCACCAACAAGCTATCGTATGTCATTGTATAGCTCATGGTTTAAACCTTACTCAGATTTCTCTTCTTCATATGTTCTTGGATCTACCCAATCTGGGTTGAGGGTCCAAGTAGACCCATCAAAAAACCATTTGTTTCCGTACCACTCTTCTTCAGGGCCAGTAATGTTTTCATACAAGGTGCAATCACTTGTTGAATGACAACCTACAATAAAATCTAGTTTTTCTTCTGGGCCAACATCAATTCTATCTGCCAACATGACAACTCGTTTGTCATCTTCAAAAAGAAATTTACTCAAATTTGTTACATTTTCTACAATTGTTTTCATTATGATGCTCCATTTAGTATTAGTTGGGTGGTTGAAATAGCTTTACCTGCTGTCACTGAGCTTGAGGTGGTGGTTAAATTTCCGTTGTTTTGAACGTAATATGTTGAGTTTACCGTAAATGAACCAAGACCCTCTACGGTAAAAACTGTTACGTCTACTTTATTAGTGTCACCACCATCCCTATAAGAAGTTACTGTTTTATTTGCAGTGGAATCATAAGTTAAAGACAGTGGGCCTTTATTTCCTGCTGAACCGTCTACAAGTAAAGCAGTAGTAAAAGTTAAGTCTGTTCCTGATACATTGGCTCCTAACGCAGTGGCTTTACGAGAATTGTCATTATCCCCATAAGCAATAATAACTTGACCAAGCCCACTGTCGTAAGTTGCGACAGGTAAATCAACTTCTGTAGCAAATTGTGCGACTGTGCCAAAAGTAATATTAGTACCACTAACAGTGCCAGTAAGAGCTTTTCCAGACTCACCATCACTAGTATCGCAATAAGCTATAACAAATTTTTGGGCTGTAGCATCATAAGCTATTGCATTACCTAATTTTGAAGCTGTAGTCGCATCATAAACTGCCTCAGAACCGTAAGTAATAGAATTGTCGGACGGGTCTACAGTTCCTACTATTGCTGTATTTTTCTTAGAATTTCCCACATCTTCAAAAACAATAACTACTTTATTACCACCATATGCAATGTCAATGTCTTGTGTATCAGCGTCATTAAAAACAACTTCCGTTCCAAAACTAATCGTATTTCCTGAAACTTGTCCTACAATGGCTGTGCCTTTTTCAGAATTACCTTCATCTTCATAAGCAATAACAATTCTTGATGTTGAAGAATCAAATGTACTGACTATGTTTCTGACTGCACCAGCTTCAAATTCAACAGAAGCACTAGGAAATGAAATGCTATTGTCCGATGGGTCTATCGTTCCAACACGAGCATAGCCTTTGTTAGAATTTCCAGCGTCTCTAAATGCAACAACTATTTTGTTAGAACTGCTGTCAAATGTTGTTGCATTTAAGGCATCATTTGTACTTGCTGTATTAAACACAACAGCAGTACCAAAAGTGATGGAACTATTAGCAGGGTCCACTTGCCCGACAACACAAGTTCCATATTCAAAATTATTACCGTCTGCATACGACAACGCAATTCTGTTTGAGTTGCTGTCATATGCTAGTGAGTTTCTATTCCCGTTAATAGGAGTAGCAGCAACTGGCGTGCCAGCAACTCCAGAATTAAGAGCTTGTGCCGTGGCAACACCGCCTTGTGGATTGACTTTGCCTGTAGCTGTATTGGCTATAGCCTCAGATGTTATGCCTATGAAGTTTGCTACGTTGCTAGACTCAGGTTGAAATACAACTGAATTTCCTGTGTAATCATTAGTAACTTGATTTGTATAAGCAGTTACAACTCTTTTAGCGTCACTATCATAAAAATTAGTTAAATTAGAGGTAATATCGTTTCTAAAACTTTCGGCAGATCCAAATGTTAAAGTAGTTCCAGACACACTTCCTGCAATTATTTTTCCGAATTGTGAAGTTCCCACATAAGATATAACCACTTTTTCGGCAACGCTATCCCACGCAAGTGACAAACCATAATTTGTTGTACTTCCAGCAAAGAAATTTTCTGTTCCAAAAGTCAAAGTGGT